CCTCAGACGAGGCGTCGCACCGGGCGTCATGTGCCCGTAGGTGTCGGCCGTGATCTGAATGGAACGGTGGCCAAGCCACCGGCTCACTTCCAGGATGGGCACCCCGTCAGCAATCGCCGTAGACGCGAAGTAGTGCCTTAGGTCGTGCGGAGAGAACGCGGGCTTACCGTCCTTGTCAACGAGTTCAAGCTTGATGAGCGTCCGGCTGAAGTTCGCGTTGAATGTAGCTGGGTGGGGCATGTCCCCCACGTACCGCCCACGGGGCGAGAAGTAGACCTTCACGCCCTTCGCCACGACCACCGGGAAGCGCTCAACGTGCGCGGCCCGCTCCTCCGCAAGGAAGTCCGCCAACGGGACGTCTCGATAGTCGCCCTTAACGCGGTGCTTCAAAGGCGCGAAGCTCGGCTTCGTCTCGCCAGGCGTCATGTAGACGCTGATCTGATGGCGAAGCCTGGCGAACGTCTCTCGGTCCTCTGACGGACCGTAAGCCAGCATCTCCCCCGGCCGCATCCCCGCCCCGCTCATGCAGTACACCCCGAGCCGGTAGTGAGGCGCGATACAGGCCGCGATGTCGTGAACCTGGCCCGTCGTCGGTATCTCGTCAGGGTCAACCGCCTTGGCCGCCGTCTTCAGCGGCTCAACCTCGGCACACGGGTTCTCTCGGATCCGCTTCTCGGCAACGGCCGCGTTGAACATGCCGGAAAGGGCGATACCGATACGAGCGTTGATCGTGCTGGGCGCCAGACCAGCGGCCGACATCTCCCCCTGAAGCTTCTTCACGTCCCCGGCCGTCACGCCCGCAAGCGTCTTCCGTCCGATGATCGGCACCACCCAAATGGTGATGAAGCTCGTGTAGTTGCGACGCGTGGACTCCGCGCACGCATGTCCCTCGATCCACTTGGGCGCGTAGACCTTGATCAGAACCTTCCCGCGCGACGGATCAAGGTACACACCTTCCCGCTTGTCGTTCTCGACCTTCGTAGCGAAGTCGTCGGCTTCGCCCTTCAAGGGGAACGACTTCTCGCGCTGGGAACCCTGCTTCCCGCCAGGCTCCCGGTACCGAACCGTCCAGATGTGCCCGCAACGCGTCTTCTCGCACGGGTAGAAGCGGTTCTTCTCCTCCGTCTTGCACGGCTGAAACACGGTTGCCACTTACCGACTCCTTTAAAGCGTCTAGTGAACCCTTAACGGGCCATCCAGCAGTGTGCCACAGGCTAGGCATCGTACGAGTTGTCTTCCACCCAGCGCGCCACGCGCGACGGGTAGAACTTGACCGACTTGCCCACCTTGACATGAGGGATGCCTAACGACTTGTAGTTGTCATAGACCCACCCCTTCTTCTGATCCAGCACCTCAGCAAGCCAGTCAACGCCCCTCAAGCCCTCCATCGTCCCCCCGTCCCTCGCAGCTCTACCACCACGAAGAATAAGCTCGTAGGATACGCTTTGCAAGCATATAGTGAACGCTTGCCATGCCCCGCTCGGGGCGCCCGAGCTAGAAAGGGGGACGCTTTGCGCTTCGCGCCCAAAAACGTTCAGAGGATCCTGGAAGCCGTCGAAGCCATGCAGCGGGAGCAGCCCGATCCGCACCGCCATACGCGAGACTGGGCGGAAGAGGTCTTCATGAACGACGTGCCGCGCCTGGTAGACGCTTACTGTGCCGCGACCGGCCTAGAACTCCCCGTCTCGTGAGGGGCGCTCGTGTCGCACTCGTCATCGTGGACGAGCTAGCCGAAACGCAGAAAACCCCCCGGCCGAAGCCGGGGGGTTGCTATCTGTGCGATCACTTCGCGAGGGAGGTAACCGCCTCGGCCGCAGCGTCCACGACCTTCACGGCCGCCGGATCCACCTTGGCAACGACGTTGGTCACCACCGGGGCAACCTTCTCCGCGTCGGCCGCGACCTTCGCCGCGTCCGCCTCCAACTCCGGGAGCGGAAGACCGAGGACACCGGCCACGATCGGGAGAATGATGGTGCCAGCCTGGCCCGGGACGTAGCGAGCCGCCACGATCGCCAGGGCGACCGCGAGGGCGTAGGTACGGGCTGAGTGAGTCTTGGCGAGAATGGTCTTGATCAACGGAACGCCTTTCGTAGAACACGAAGGGAGACCCTTTCGGGGGCCTCCCACAAGGAACGATTACCGTGCGCACAGGCCGGCGCGCACGGTCGGTAGTCAGGCTGCGAGAGCCGTGAGCTTGGCGTCAGTGAGCGGACCCGCCTGGCCGTCCGTCTTGAGACCGTGCGCGGCCTGGAAGTCGAGAACGGCCGTCTTCGTCTTCGGGCCGAAGTCCGAATCCGTCGCGATGTTCGCGCCGAAGACGTTCAGCGCGGCCTGGAGCACGCGCACCGCGTAGCCCGTGTTGCCCTCGACCAGGTTCGTACCGGCGAGGGCGTTCTTCAGGGCCGTATCGGTGTGCTGGCCCTTGATGCCATCCACGAGCAGACCGGCGCCCCGCTCGTTCAGGATCTCCTGAAGCGCGATCACCCGAGCGTTGGCGTGAACCGGAACCGGCGGCACGGGCGACTTGGGCGGGTTGCCGCCGGACTCCGTGACCGTGATACCGAACAGCGCTGCGAGGGCCGCAGCATCGCCCTTGAAGGCGGAGTAATCAGCCTTCATCCCCTGGTCCGTCGCGGCGTTCGTGAACTGCCACAGAACCGGGGCCGCGTTGCCGTACGACGTCCAGCCCTCGCCCGCGTCGCCCTTGCCCGCCGTGTAGATCTCCGCCGGGGAACCGCCGGGAGACTCCGGGTAGGCGGAACTCATCAGGTGGACGCCACGCTGAGCGAAGCCGGACAGGTCCGGCTTACCGAGCTGGATCCAGTACCAGCGCGGCAGGTACGCGAATCGCACCGTGAGGCCCTGCGCCTTGGCCTCGTCGATGTACGCGAACGCCTCGGCGAGGGTCGGCTTGAACGAGCCCTCAGGCTCAATGTCCACCATGCCGACGTACTTGGAGCTGACGACGCGCTTGGTGTTCGCCACCTGCTCCGCCGCGCTGGCGGAACTCAGGAAGTGGTACCAGCCGAACGGCTTGGACGGGACGGTACCCGCCTCGGTCTGCCAACCCGCGTACTCCGGATTGACGTACGTGCTGCCCTCGGTCGCCTTGGCGAACACGGCCGCCGCCGTGGTCTTGGCGACGCTGTAGCCCTTCTGATACGACGCGATGTCTACGACGAACTGATCCGTCATTTACCCCTCCCCCGGGCCGCGAAGTGCGGCCATGATTTCGGCGTGGTTGCCCTCGATAGCCTGGCTGAGAGCACGAATAGCAGTCTCGCCGCTGGCGAGACTGCGAAGAACTTGGTTTTCCGCTTCGACCTTCTGAACGCGGATTGTGAGGTCTTCGACCTTCAGCTCTAGCCGGTCGGCCCGAGCCTTCTCCGCTTCGGCGTTCTCACGCCAGGTCTTTGCCGCTTCCCGATCTGCGTCGGATCGGTTCTTAGCGACTGTCAGGTAAGTAACGGCACCGGTCGAAAGGACCGTGCCGATACTCCCTAGGATAGCCAGAAGGCTTGTCAACTGTCCCCCCATTTTTACGACGAAGCCAAGTCCGGCGACATCTCCACAGCGACGACGGGAACCGTGGTCCCGCCGTCGATCTCCCCCGTGATGGATACCGACTGGACGATGAAGTTCATAGACGGCGATGGCGCCGAGTCCGGCAGTTCGTTGAACGTGATGCGGGAGCCGACGTCCAGGCCGAGAGCCTGAACCGCCATCGTCGGATTCACGCATGTGAAGCTCGCCCCGTACACGCGTGTGACCGGCTTCCCGTGGTACTGGACGAGCCAGTTCGCAATGCTCTGCGCCACGCTCGAAGTCGAGTAGGACGCGGTGATGGACAGCGGGAAGGTTCCCCGCTGATCGATCGAAGTACGCGAGTACGCGTAATAGACCGTGCCGTCCGTCGTGGTGATCGTCACAAAGTTGATGATGTGGTCGCCGTCTATGGAGAACTGCAACCCGTCATCAACGCTCGTCCCTAGAGAGTCCTGGAAGACTCGGCGTATCGGCGCGTGGGTGTAGTTGTTGTAACACGCTGCGCCGGAACGGCCCATGAAGAACCGTCCCCCGACTTCGGTAGCGGCAGACTTTAAAGCATCCGTGAGCACGGTCCCCGAACTCCACGAGGGCCAAGCCTCGGTCATGAGGCCCGGGTCCAGGCAGTCCGTGAACGTGTCGCTAGCGCCCACGTCCAGGAGCAGGGCCATGTGACCTGCCTCGTTGGAGCCGTAACTGCCGTGCCCCATCTTCGCGCGTGCCGCAAAGTTCAGCGTCGCGGAGTCCGTGAGAACGACGTCAGAGATACGTCCGATCCACGGGCTGTAGATGAGCGAACTGCCCGCCGCGTAGTCAGCGCCGACCATGTTGCTACGCGTCGGCCTCGTCGAGTATGCGACCGTGTTCGTGACCGCGGACACGATCGAGCCGTCCACGTAGAAATTCCACGTTAGGCTTCCCGCCGCCGTAATCGTCCACGTAAGGGCAAGGTGATGCGATGCACCGTTGAAGATATTGGGAATGGTTACCTGTGATGAGGCTGCCCCGTTGAACGAAATCTGACAGCCCGCCGTGCTAGTGCTGGTGTTGTAGACCAGCGCAACCCAGAAACCCGGCTGCCCGCTCGACGTCCCGTCGTTGCCGAGTAGGTTGCACTGCCAACCGGCCGACGTCGGCACGTCCAACTCAATCCAGCAGTCAAACGATCCTTGACCGGCCGAGCCGACCGCGGGCATGTTCGCGTTGATTCGCGACGTCACCGGAAACTGCGACTTGTCGCTAGCGGCGCCGCAGTTACCGGCATTGCCGGAAGCCCACTTGAACGAGGTCCCAGACTGAGGCGTGCTCGAATACGTCTGGTATCCGATCACGTAGTTCGGGTGGACCACTCCCCCGCTGCCCGTGCTGATCGTGCCCGAGGCGACAGTCAGAATCGAAGTCGCACCCGCCGTGATGCCGAACGACGTGCCGCCGTCGCTAGCCTGCGAGGTAAGCGACATGGGGTAGGGAATGAAGTTCGTTGAGTCCGCAACGCTGCTGAGCGTCGTAGACGCGGCATCGTTGAACGTCCAGTAGTTCAGGGTGTGCGGGTCGTTCAGAATCATCGACTCATACGCGTTGTCCACGTTGAGGTTACCGAGCCGCCGGAACTGGTCGGTACAGTCAAGCTCGATATCGGAGCGCCCCGACGCGCTCATGGTCGTTGTGATCCACGTATCGACCCAACCCGCGAATATGGGCATGTAGCAGTCGCCCTCAGTGAAGGCGGGAACGACCGTTCCTGAGATCAGTTGGAACTGAGACACCGTGACCTTAGAGACCGTGGACGAGACCATGGGAAGGGATAGCACGATCTCAAGGCCAGTAAGTCCTGACGAAGACTGAGGAATGGTCACCGTCGCGGTAACCGTCTGAGCCGTGGTCGTCAGGGCCGTGCTGGTCGTGTTCGTCGTGACGAGCGTCGGGGCGGACTGCGAATTCGCGTAGTTCAGGACGTTCACGATCGTGTTGGCGACCGCGCCCGAGCCGAACGAGACGCCCGTAAGCGCGTATTGCAGCGTGTACGTTCCGGGCGCCAGGTAGGTGATGCGGCTGTTCGACGCGTTCACCAGGTAGGCGAGAGCGCCGTTACCGGCCCCGGAACTGGAGTGCCCGAACTGGAGTCCGCCCGCAGTCGCGCTGTAGCTCGGTGCCGTGGACGTGTTGTTGGTGTTCGCGTAGTTGGTATAGGCGCCCCCGAGACTCCATAGCCCGACCGACTCGACGTCGCCCGTAGTGCTGTCGTTCCAGTGGTCCACGTTGGCCAACTGGTAGGGCAGCATGTTGCCGCCCTGGACCGCGCCCACCCTCAGCGGCACACCGTTCGTGGTCTGGTTCGGGTACGGCGTCGTCTGTGTGATCGAGAGGCTGTCGCAGAACGCGATGCCCGTTGCCGACATGTTCGCGCGGTTCACCAAGACGAACTGCGCCCACACTGCGCCTGTGGGGACGAGGGCGCTCCACGAAAGGGCGTGCCAGCCGTCACCAACAGCCATGGTCACCTGAGCCTCGGACCAACTGTTGACCGCCAGCGTGTTCCGGTTCGCATCAACGAAGTGACACGACAGGCCGAACGTCAAAGACGGGTAGCCCGAGGTGACCGTGTTGCGGAGCGCACCGGACAGATAGGCCGTCTGGCCTACGGACACGGGCACGAAGTCCGTCACGAACAGGAATTGACCGTTCGTCATGGTGCTGGGCATCGTCATCTTCAGCGCGTTGACACCCGCATAGGGATTGCTGGTCGAGGACTGGAGAATGGTCCCGCTCTGCCCCGGGGTGAAGCCCGCGGTCGTGCCCAGGGTGTCCGTGCCCGTGGCCACGTTCGCGGGCAAGAGGTTCTGCGAATAGGTCTTGCCGGGAGTGAAGAACCCGTGGTCGTTGTCCAGGGTCAGCGTGAGCGTGCCCGCCTGGACGTCGTCCAGCTCGGTAGACGCTCCGCGCTTCGTCTCGACCTTCTTCACGTACTGGCTGAAGTCGGTCCACGGCACGCACGCCGAGATGGACGGGGCAGGACCCATAACCGCGCAGTAGGCAAGCGACATAAGAAAACGGGCCGAGCCCGTAGGCCCGGCCCTTCCCCCCATTCCGTACTAGTTGAGTCCCGTCGATCCGCCGTTCTTCCGCGCAATCTGCCGGATCTGGTCGCGAACCGTGGTGGCGATCGACTTGGCCAAGTCCTTCTCTGTGGTGACGTGACCGGCGACATTGACCGTGACGTTGGGCATGCCGCTAGCGGACCCGTACGCGCCCGCCAGGGCGCTTCCGGACGTCAGGCCAGGGACGGACGAGACGTTGAGTCCAACGCTCCCCAGGGCCGCCTGTAGCGACTTGTGACCGGACACGTTCGGCAGAATGGCGCCCATCTTGTTCATGGCCGCCTGGACCTTCGACGTCATCGACACAACACCCTGGTTGTAGCCCTCCATGGTGTTGACACCGAAGTCCGAAAACACCCGCGACGGAGAGAAGATACCCATCACCTTCTTAAACCCGCTTACGATCTTCGAGCCGACTCCGGTAATCGCCTTAACGGCAGAATCGGCCTTAGACTCGATGCCCTTTACGAGTCCATCGATAATGTCTCCACCGGCCGAGATCAGCCAAGAGCCCGCATCGCGCAACGCGCCGAGAATTACGCCCGGCAGGCGGCCAAACCACGTAAGTATCTTTTCGCCGCCATTCACAACCGCCTCTAAGAAATCGGCCATCTTCACGACCACGGTCGAGACCAGTTCGTTAAATGCCTTTGTTCCCTCAGCGATCAGGTTTCGACCGAACGAGACCGTATCGGAAACGACATCACGCCAGCCGCCGGCCACGAAATTAATAACAGCCTTTATGCCGGTCGATACGGCGTCGGCCAAAAGCTTCCAACCATCAACGATGATCTTAAGCTGATCCTTCGTCTCGGCCTTGAAAAAGTTGAGGATAAACTTGCCGAGTCCTTCTAGCCCGTCTTCCAGCAACTTGCCGCCAGCCGAAAAGGCGTCACCTATCGCGGCAAAGCCGTCAATGAATATCTTTAGGAACTTGCCGAATATCAGCACCTTAGCGGCGCCGATCAGCACATTAAGCAAGCCCGAAAAGATCTCGGTGATTCCGTGCCACGCCTTAGACCAGTTGCCCGTGAATACGCCAGTCAGAAAATCGAGGACACCCTTCAGTATGGTGAGCAATCCGGAGATCACGCGGACCACGCCGTTAAAGAATCCCTTCACCGCAGAAATCGCGGGGCCAGCCAGAATATTGACCAGCCATTCTATGATCGGTGTCAAAAGGCGGACGAATGGAGCCAGGAAATCTAGCAGGCTCGATATCACGCCGCCCAGTTCGACAAAGACCGGCTTCAGCTGAGTTATCGCCCACGAGATCAGCGGCACTAGCTTTCCAGCTATAAACGACTCCGCGAATGCGACTAGCGGCTTTAAAGCGTCTAACACGGTGCGCACCTTGGGAACCAGAGTCCCTGAGATGAATTCCGCGAACGCCTTCACGGCCGGTAGAATCTTGTGCTCGAAGATGTCAACGGCGGGGGGTTCAATGTCCTTCACTATGAACCCAATGAACTGACGGAAGGCCGGAAGCACGGTGCCATCAATCAAGCCGACAACCGACTTCAGCGCCGCACCTATCGCCTGAAAGACGCCCTGAGCCTTAGCCGAGTCGAAGATGCTGTTAAGGCTGGACATCTCCGACTTAAGCAGCGGACCGACGTCCTTAAACGCGTCCGTCAGTGTCCTGCCTATTATCGAGAGGCCCCCGCCTCCACCGATGTTATGGAAAACGCCCGAGATGATCGAAGACGCCTTAGAGGCCAATCCCCCGAGCTTAGGCAAGTCGTCCGCGAATCCGTTGACTATCTTCGTAAAGACCGGCGCAACCTTCAGGTATAGAGCCTGGCCCATGCTCTCGAACTGGGCACCCGTCCGCGCGATAGCGCCGGACAGTCCGCCGGACTTAGCAGCGGCGATATCCGCCGCCTCACCCGTGCGGGACACGAGAGCCAAGTACTTCTGATAGGCGGGAAGCCCACCCTTGATGATCGTGAGAGCGGACTCCATCGGGATCTTCCCGAAGATGTCCTTCACGTACATGGCTTCCTGCTGCTCCGAGAGCCCAGAGAGCTTGTCGTGAAGCATCCCCAGGATGGACCCGAAGTCCTTCATCTTGCCCTGAGAGTTGAAGACGTCGATGCCGAGAGACTTCATCGCCTTGGACGCTGCGGAGGTGGGAACCTCCATGTTGACGAGGATGTCCTTCAGCGCCGTACCGGCCTTAGAACCCTGGACGCCAGCGTTGGCGACTTCCGCCAGGAACGCGGCAGTCTGCTGATACGAGAGGCCCGCCTTAGCCGCTGCTGCGGCCGAGAAGGACAGGGAGTTACCCAAGTCCTCGACGGACGCGGTAGAGCTGTGAGACGCCCCAACGAGGGCGTTGGAAATCATCGTCACGTCCGAGGCCTTCAGGCCCCAGACGTTCATAGCCTCGGCCACGAAGTTAGCCGCGGCGCCCGCGTCGATCATGCCCGCCTTAGCGAGCGTCAACGTCGGCAAGACTGCGGCTTGCGCCTCGTTGAGAGACAGGCCCGCCTTAGTCAGCTTCGCCACGGCATCCGCCGCGTCCTCCGACGTAAGACCGTACTTCGCAAGCTGCGGACTGATCTGATACAGGTAGCTGGAAAGCGACTGGATCTGAGCGTTGGACGAGTGCGTGAACGCCTGAATCTGGTTCAAAAGCTGTTCGTACGGCGCGCCCATCTTGTACAGCTCATCTGCGATGACGGCCGCGCTAATACCAGCGCCGACAGCGACCATCGCAATCTTCGCCGCAGCTCCCGCGAACGCGGACGCGATTCCCCCGCCGTGCTCTGTGGCCTGTGCGTGAGCCTTCTCAAGGGAGCTGTCCAGCATCTCTAGCGAACCAATAGCGCTGTCAGCGTTACCGGCGATGATGATTCGAAGAATCCGATCACCAGCCAAGGTGCGCCTCCCCCAAGGTCCCCGTGTGGTCGTGCATGTATTCCGCGTAAGCGTTGAACTCGCTTAGCGTTAACCCCCGGATTTCGGCGGGCGTGAAGCCATAGAACCGGCTAAATGCCGCCCACTGGCTAAGCTTCGCCCGCCTTAGGCGTTTCCCTCGGAGTCCTCGTCCTCGTCCTCGACGAACACGAGTTCGGTCACCTTCACGCGCCGAGCCTCGGCAAGGGTGAAGTCCGGGTTACCGTTCGCCCGGTGAGCCAGCCACACCAGCGCGGTAAGAACCTTCGCGGTCACGTTCGCCTCGGAAAGCGGACGGCCCTTCTCGTCGAACTGCCTCGTCACGCCGTCGTCCTCGTACAGCGGAACCGGCTTAAGGGCATCCTTCAGAGTCTTGCCGGTCACCTCCTCGAAATCTTCCATGTCGCCGAGGGTGAACGAGTCCGGGTTGATAGAGAACTTCATGGATTCCACTCCTAATCACTCGGGAAACGAGGTCCGCATAACCTCGTCAATGGTCTTGAGATACGTTTCACGGGCTTCCGGCCATGACTCACGCACGGCGGGGTGAAGGTAGTAGCCAACGCCGGTGTCAAAGCCGACCCACTGATTCCCGCGCCACGCGGCGAATTGCTTGTACCGCTTTGCGCCAAACTCGGTCCCCAGCGCGAACGGAGCGCGCTTACCACCGAGCCGAACCATCGCGTTCTTAGCGGACTTAGACGACCCCAGCGTCTTAGCGGCTAGCTGCGCCGATCCGGGCCAACCAATCGAGTTCGCCTTAGCCTTGGCGTCCACGACGATTGCCTTGCCGACCGCCTGATTCGCTAGCGCAATCTGGACAACGAGATCAGGGTTAGCCTTCTTCATCGCGACGATGAATTCGGCTAACCCCTCGATCACTACTGAGGCGCTGTCCTTCTCGACAATCGCCCTCTTGGCCACTTACGGAGCCGCGTCCTTCGTCGTGTAGACGACCGCGATCGGGCCGGACGTGCCGTCGTCCAGAGCCTTGCCGGAAAGGGTGACCTCGGGAGTCTTCAGCGCGGCCTGAACCGGGCCGGTGTCGAAACGGGCGTTCGGCAAAGTGACCGAGAGCCCGCCGCCCTGCGGCGAAACCCAGTTGAGGACGATCGCGGCCAGCGCGCCCGCGTTCGTGGCCGAGCTGACGCGCTTAACCTGCGTCATGCTGTCGAATTCGCCCTTCAGGCTCCACGTGAGCGCCCGATACTCGTTCTCGATCGGTTCCTTCTTGATGCCGCCGTTGTTGATGAAGTACCGGGAGACGTCAAGCTTGTTGTCACCCTTGACCGACGCGTTGTTGATGGCGAACGCGGTGCCCGCCACAGTGCACGTGCCGCCAATGAAGGTGAGCAACTGCGAACCGGTCGGATAGGTCGGAGTCGAAACCGCGTACTGACCCGCCCCGGCGCCCATGGTTTCCTTGGCGAAGTCCACCGACAGGTCGAGATTCAGCACACCGTCAAGGGCGTTGCTGATCTCCCACGTCTTCACCTTTCCGCCCTCGTACGTGAACGGGTTCAGGTTCCCGGACGTGTCCACGCGCCCTACCTGCCAGGTCGTAGAGAGACCCAACAGCGTGCCCATGGTGTACGTGTACGGCGTGAAGCCGCCGGACGCGGTGCCCGCGCTGAACGCGCCTAGGGCGTGCTGGAGCAGCAGACCAAAGCCCGAGTCCAGAACCTCGAACTTCAGGTCACCATCGGCGCCCTTCGGGTTCGGCGCCCATCGGTCCGTGCGCTCCACGCGGGAACCGGCCCGAATGCCCGCGGCCTCGACGCGCTGGTACTTGCCGGAAATCGTCTCGGACGAGAACTCGAAGAACCGCGCCACGGCCGCGCCGGTCGCGTAAGTCCCCTCCGCGACGCACCCTATGTACTCGTCATGAAGCGTGTAAGTCATTGACTACCCCCCTTAGTTGTCCGGCGTCGGGTCCGCGATGGGAGCCGTCGTCACCGTCGCGTCGGTCGCCGTGTCCGCGTCCGACTGAGAACCCGAATTGGCCGAAGCCTGCTGCGCGGCGTAATCCGCAGCGCTCAGAAAGCAGGACTGAGTGAGAAGAGACGCGGCAAGGTCGTCATCCACACTCACCGACTGGCCCAACGGAAACGCGGTCCCGTCCGGCGCTTCCACACCCGGGCACGGCCCGGTATAGACAATGCTCTGCAAGAGATCCCCCCTAGAAACGCGCCGTTACGGTCAACTCCCCGTGAACCTGCGCCGCGTAATGTGTCTCATCCATAGGCCACGAGATCAGCGCGCCCGGTGAATAGTCAGAAATGACAAGGTTGCCGAGACCGAAGGTCGGCGAAGTCGCGAAGAAGTCTTCGACGATGCCGTTAAGCATCGCCACTTCGGTTTCCGCGTCCATCGCGGAACCGCCCAAGATTTGGACTTCCGACAGGACGTCGATCCGGAACGTCTCTTCACGCCCCCGGTTGGTCTTCCATTCGGACTTATCCCACTTGACGTTTCCGACGATGACAGAAGACGGGCTAGGCTCCGCCCGGCCCGGAAGCCCGTAGGAAACCCGCGTGTTCTGAAGCCCTGCCTCGGCTTCCAGGGCGTTGAAGACGTACGCCTTGACCGTGAGAGCCTGAGTCGTTTTCACGCGGCCGTCACGCCCTTAGAGCGGATCGTGTACCGCGTCAGAACCGCGTCCACGTCGGGAATACCGGTCTGCCACGGACCGGCGCCCGCAGTCGCGAGCGTGAACGTCCCGCCGGACTCGGCCTGATAGCTCGTCGCCCGATCGGGGATGCCGCTCGTGTTGGCCGCCAGGACCCACCGGGCGCGCAGGATGGCCGCGCGGTAGACGTCCGAGGGCACCACCGGGAATCCGTAGGTGTACGTCACCACGAACACGCCCGGCGTCGGAATGAGGGACGAGATTGCCCCGTCCCAGTACTGCCCGAACTGCGCCCCGGCGGGCGTCGGAACGCCCGTCAGCAGCCCTGTCCGGTCCACCGAAAGCGTTGTGACGTCCACGGCCGCGCCGTCCAGCGTGGCCGAGTTGACCGAAACAATGTCCGTATCCGGAAGCAGCATCGAACCGGTCTGGTCGATGACGTCTGTAAAGCTCCCGCCCCGCAGGATGAACGAGCGCCCGGTGATCCGGCCGAACTCGTCCGTCACCTCGTCCCGGGCCGCGCTGAGCGCGGACGTGGGCCAACGGGTCGTGTTGCTGAATTGCTGGTCGCTCGCCCGTAGGTCGGCAAGCGAGATGAGCTGTCCCCCGACCACTTCCGGGTAGGTCGTCACCGTGGCGGAGCCTGCCCACACGGCCGTAAGCGGCCCTAGCGTGGACTGAGCCGGGAGAGCATACGAGTACTCCCCTACCGCTGTCTGCGTCGCTACCCCGGTCGATGCCGTGGCCCCGGACGCGTCAGTCACGGTCACGGTCACGGCGCCCGCGTCTACGGGCGTTTCGTCGATGACGAATGAAGCTGTGAGCGTCGCAGGGAACGCCACAAGAACGCGCATGTCACTCCCCCCTGGTTACTGTGCGCTCACGCCGGCCAGCACGTTCCGTTACGCCCCGCTGGCCTCCGCCTCGGGATTGGCTGTCTGCGGCTTGTCGGCCGCCTCGGCGATACCGGCTCGAATCAGGTCGGCCGCCTCGTCCTCCGCCAGGTCCACGACCTCACCGACAGCGGGCCATCGCTTCCAATCCCTTGAGCCGGACACCTGAACCAGGAACTTGACTTTCACCCCGAACCCCCTTCCGGGTAAGAAGAAAGGCCCGCCCCCCGGAGTGGAATGGGGGCGGGCCAAGAACACGGCTCAGGAAGCCGGGGTGATCAGGTGCTTGATAGCGCCCGTGGTGTCGCTCAGGTTGCCGTCACCGCGCCAGGTGACCTTGTAGGACACGAGGTCGCTGCCCCACCCGTACTCGAACGACAGCTCAACCTGAATGCCGTTGACCTGGCGGACGAAGTACTTCGAGAAGTCGCCGAACGCGATCACCTTGGAACTCACGGCCAGCTCGGGCATGTTGGTGTCGGAGATGACCGGCTTGCCGAGCAGGATGTCCGGCTCACCGAGGACCAGGCCCGGCTGCCAGAGGTACTGGCCGTAGTCGTCCTTCACGCCGCGCAGCTTGCCTACGGTCATGTCGTTCATCAGCCACTTGCCGTTTGCGCGGTAGGGCTTGATGACCGAGTAGAACAGGCCCATCACATCGTCACCCGTGAGCGCGGTCGCGCTCGCCGAAGTTGCGCCCGCCGTGGTGAGCGTCAGGAACCCCGTCGGGGTGCCCGAACCGGTGCCGCTGATCAGGTCGGCCGCGATCTGACGGCCGAGCATCTGTCCGGCCTGGCCCGCCACGTAGCCCGCGATGTCGATCAGGGAGTCCTGGACCATTTCCTTGGACACCTGGACGATGGCGCCGTACTTGTGCGCGCCCATGGAGAACTGATTGAACGCCGCGTCCGTGGTCGGGAACTGAGTGTTCTCCGCCACCGCACCGACAGACGGCCGGTTGGTCAGTCGCGGGAAGATCATGGACTCGCCGCCGGACGTGGTGAAGATCTCCGGACCGGCCTGCCACACGCCGATCTCGGGCAGCGCGTTCTCCAGCACCTTCGCAACGAAAGTAGTCGGGACGGTCGCGCCCGCGTTCGCCGCGTTTGTGGTCACGGCCGTCCGGTACTCAGCCGCCACGGCCGCCGCGTTGCGGGAGTCGATCAGCCGATCCGGGGTGACGTTCACGACCTGGCCCGGCAGGGTCAGAGCCCGAATCTCGTCGTTCAGGTTCCGCGCGCCGGGCTGGCCGAGCTGACCGGCCGGAGCGCCACCGTGAACCAGCGCGCCCGCGCGGGAGCGAAGCTCCGAGGCCTGAGCCTCCCGCTCGCCCTCCTCGACGATGGACCGCGCCTCGTCGTACAGCGAGCGAATGTCCTCGTCCATCCGATCGAGCTGCGCCCGCTGCTCTGCGGTCGCCTCCCCCGTGATGCCGTCAGTCAGCGCCCGGCGCTGCTCCACGACGTTAGCCCGATTGTCCAGGACGGTCTGAGCCTGGCCCTTGTAATCCATCTAGCAATCCCCCCTTTTAGGAAGCCGGAGAAATCCGGCAAGCAAAAAGGGCGCCAGCCAATCGGCCAGCGCCCTAAGGCAATCCGGGTAGTTAGTCCCGGCTCCCCAGCATTCGAGCCCGCAGAACGAGCCCGTAAGCGTCTTCGACGTCCGGCGCTGTAAAGCGCGCGGGCGGAATGGTCGGCTCGGTACTCCGAGCCTCGTAAGCGGCAAGCACTGCGGAAGGCGTAAGAGAGCGCGTCCCGAGCCCGCTGTAGGTATCGAGGTAAGCCGGATAGGTAACCGGGCTCACGTCGAGTAGTTCGAACTGGACCAGCGTCCGCAGCAGCGAACGCCCCTCGTTGGCCCAGTCGTCTTCGATCGTCTTGAAGCCGAAGGACGATTGCGTGACGTCCCCCCGCTCGATCGAGACGGCCAAGTCACGCGCATAGCTCGTGTCCGGCATGTCGATCTGATAGGGGATGCCCGTGGAGTCCTCCGAGACGCGAAGCGTGTTAGCGCCGCGCCTGCCAAGGATCAAGTTAGGGTCGTGGTTGAACAGCGCCCGGGTATCGACCCCGGCCGCCAGAGACGCGGCGGAAGCGCCCGCCGCGATCGTCTCAATAAACCCGCCCAAGTCCTGACTGCGCGTGTTCCACTTGGCCGCGTAGCCCTCGACCTGGAAGCCGTTGCCGACCGTACGCACCTCGAACTCTGAGGCGGTTAGCCGCATCTCATATTGCATTGGGATCCTTCCCCCCTCCTGCCTGGTCGCCCTCTTCCTCGTCGGGATCCTCGGCGCCCCCGGAGCCCTCCGAACCGTCCGGCCCGATAACCGGCGGCAAGTACATCTGTCCGCCGTCTACCAAGCTGGGCATCTTCGCCGTGGACGTCGTGGGCAAGTCCTCGTCAATGCCGATCCAGTGGACCGGCCGGAAGTACTTAGCGCCCGCACCGCCAGGGATAGGCGGCAAACCCTCTTCAGCCCGAGCATCGTCCGGACTCTTGATGCCGGACCCGATGGCCAACTGGTGAGCCTGGAACCTCTCCGAGAGCTTCGCGCGAAGCCGAGCATCCAAGTTGAAGCGCATCTTTTGGAAGCCGGGAAGCAGGAACGTACTGAAGGCCTGTTCAATGCGGACAACCCACGGATAGAGCGTGTCCTGAACCATCGCGTAGTTCTGTTCCTCGACGCCCCGGCCCCAAGAACTCGTAACCTGCGGATCCACGCGGAACGCGGGCACGCGGTAGAACAGCGCGATATCAGCTTTAGTGAAGTTCCTCGTTTCGAGGAACTGAGACTGTTCCGGCGTAATCGTGATCTGCTTCCACTGGGCACCACCCGTGAGGACGCCAGCCGCCCAAGAGTTAGCCGTCGTGCTGTGCCGCTTCTGAAACTCGTTCTTGAGCCGAGTCGCCTCGTCCGGCGCAAGGTTCTTAGGAACCTCGATCACGCCGCTAAGAGTCATGCCCTGCGCGTAGAAGCGCGCTGCGGTCTCCTCGGCCGCCATGGAAACGCCGATAGCCTGTCGCGCCGCTTCCAACGGGCTAAGGCCAGTCAGGTAACCCGGCATCGCGAGGGCCGGAATGTGGAGCATCTGCGTCTGATCGAGCTTGATGCCGTTCACATCAAAGAAGATCTCGTTCGTGTCCTCGTCCGGGTAGACGTACACCCACGACGGGTGAATCGGCCACAGCTCTACGACGTTGCCCTTGCCGTCGCGCATGACGTAGATGTACGCGTTACCGGCCAAGAGAAGGCTCATCATGACCCGCGTCCAGAAGTCCATAAGGGTCATGCGGAAGTTGGGCTTAATGAGCCAACTCGGCACGTTCACAGCCTGAGGCGTCCCGCCCGGCGGTTCCCGGAAGACGCCGATCGGCAGGGCCGCGATAGCCTCGGTAATCAAGCCGACGCAGTAGTACACGGCGCTGACGCACATGGCCGACTGCTCGTTCACGGACTTGCCCGTGTAGACGCCATCCCCGGACAAGAACGCGTTACGAACCCAGTCCGTAGGCGGTTGAGACGCCAGCCAGTTCCCGGACATCGGTCCGCCGAGACTGCGCTTAGCCATTCGACCGGTGAGGCCCATCAGGCACCACCGGGCCTGTTAGCGTCTTCGTCCGGCTCGTCTTCCGGCTGGAGCCCGTTGCCGAGCCACACCAGCAGCACACCGCCGACGAACAGGCCGAGCGGCCGAAAGACCATCCACCCGGCAAACGCGACCAGATACAGGCCGATCACCTGCATTGCCACCGTCGAAACGGTCGCGGCAAGGCGGAGATTCCACGCCCTCCGCACACCCTCTCGGGCAACACGGAGAAACCCCGTGACAATCCTTAGCATCCGCCCCCCTCAGAACGAAATGAACGAGACGGACCCCGATCCGTCGTCAACATCCGCGACAAAGAGAGCGTTAACCAGTGCGGCTATGCCGTCGATCTTCTCGCCGCTCTTAGCCTTGTTCGGCTTAATCAAGCCGTCCCCCGTGGCTATCGTCTGCACGTTGTCCGCCATCCACCGAAGGACAGGGTTACCACCGTGGTATAGCTGCGTCTCCGCTAACAGCGTCTCCAGCCGCTTACACGGGTCATTCAGGCGGGCCGCGGTCTGCGGGACTTTCACACCGTCTAACCCGCCGTCTTCCAATTCCATGACCAAGTTCGTGGCGTTCCACGGGTCATAGCCGAAGCAGCGGATCCGGAACTCCTCAGCGTCCGCACTGATGTCCGCCTGAACCTGCCGGTAATCAGTGACCTCACTCGCGGTCACCTTCACAAAGCCCTCGCGCTCCCAAATCTGGAAGCTTTCAAGCATCGCGCTACGTCGCTCGACGGCCGCCTTAGGGATCCAGAAACGCGGAAGCACTGTAAAGCCGTCCGCGTCCTCGTCCGTGGGAGAGCCGGGGAACAGAAGGACCCATGCCGTGAAGTCGCTCGTGCTGGCCAAGTCCAGGCCCGCGATGCACTCTCGGCCCTTCAGGGCGTCCCTGAGCACCAAATCGCGGCCGTTGCGGTCCCAGGTCTGCATAGACAGCCAGCGCTTAGCTTGGGACGTCCACTGATTCAGCCGGAAGACACGGAACGCGTTCTCAGCCGTGGGCTTCTGCGCGGCCTCGCGCGCCTCGGCGCGAAGGTTCTCGATCGAAAGGAAGTCCCCGAGGGCCGGATTCGAGTAGTACCAGCCGGTTGCCTCTCGACCCGTCGCAGGGTCGGCCGGTTCGCCCTCGTTGCGCCAGTCCCACGCCTTAGGCGTGTTGCGCATGTAGACGAAGCGGTTCGGGTCAATCATGCGGTCAGCCATGACCCGCTCGCCGTATTCGTGCTCTTCCAAAGCGAACCGGGCCGACGTGTACGCGGCCGTCGTGGTCGCGATCAGGAGCGGCTGACGCCGGGTACCGAAGCCCTGACGCATCGAGTCCCAAAGGCCTCGGTCGCGTTGAGTCAGAACCTCGTCAAAGAGCACCATCGACGGGTTAGTACCGAGGGCACCGTTAGCGTCGCCCGGAAGAACCTGATAGAAGCTGTTGGTCTTCTCGTCGATGATCCGCTTTTTCGAGTCAACGATCTTAAGCCGCTTCGACAACAGCGGAGACAACTCCACCATGCGCTTAGCGACGTCGAAGACCAGCGACGCCTGATCGCGGTCACACGCGACCGAATAGACCTCGGCCGACTCCTCGTCGTCCGCACAGAGCCCGAGCAACGCGAAGCCCGAGGCAAGCTCAGACTTACCGTTCTTGCGGGCCATCTCGATCCACGCAATTCGGTACTGACGCACGTACTCGTCAAGCTGAGCGTCATACATGACCGTGCCGAACAGCGGACTAACGATGTCCGCCTTCTGCCATGGAGTCAGCAAGAACGGCTTACGGGCGTGGCGGCCCTTCGTGTGGACTAGGACCTTCTCGAAGAAGTCCACGGCGCGGTTAGCCCGCGCCTCGTCGTAATAGAAGAGTCCATCATCATCCGGCGCGAGGATGCCCACAGGTTCACCCGCCTTTCCTCGTTAGCGGGTGAAGGCCTTAGCCGCGCCTGTGCATGGTTACTCGCCGCTTTGGCTTCCGGGCGCTTACTGCCGCGCGAACCTGCTTTCCGGGCGCTGAGCGCCCTCCAGGCAGAACCGCTTGCCACCAATAGCCGTGGTCGCCCTCCGTCGTGGCCGGGGAAGCGGTCGCGTCGGCTGCCAAGCTTGGAATCCGTCGTGGTCGGGGCCGTGGTTGCGGTCCTTGGCTCGAACGCAAAGTGTCTACTGTGGTCAAAACCGGGCACCGACAGCGAGGAAAGCGGCGCCCACGCCTGCCCCGCGGACCCCAAGTGCCTCAGCAAGCCCCACAGGGCCGCGCTGACGGCTTGTCCAAGGGGGGCGGGGGTCCGGAGGAGCCCCCCTTGGCCCCGCGCCCATACAGCGCTGTAGACGCTTGCGCTGGAGGTAGGCGCGTACTGCCGGAACGGGCGGAGCCCGTTGGGGGTAACCCGCAGCGTGCCCGCTCTATATAGCTAAGGGCTACGCTCACCGGTGCCTCTGACCTGCAGCTTAGCGGCCCGGAACGTTGCTCATCTCGGCAACAGTATTACCGATCTCGGCAACTTTAGGATACGCTTGACATATCGAGAGCTTCGGGCCTAACGTTGCCGACGTCAGCAAGGTTGCCGAAACGGAGAACTATCGTGACCGCGAAGCCGCGCCCACGCTTTACAGTCGTCAATACCGACACCGGGGAAGAACTGGAGCAAGGTCCCCGGCGCCGGTACGGCTTCCGGAGAGGTCACGTCAACGTCGGCATACACGAAGCCGCAAGCTTGGCCGAATTGGACCTCAGCGCCCTTGAGTGGCGCCTGCTCTGGCGGATCGTCAGCCTGTGCTGCGACGAAGGATGGACACCGCTCGTCGCGGCCGACCTGGCGAAGACGATGCGCAGCTCGGCGCCCAGCATCTCCCGCGCCCTGAAGGCGCTCACCGAGGCCCGCGTGATCCTCCGGTCCGAGGTCAAAGAGGGGAAGCTTCACCGGTACCGGCTCAACCCGGCCCACTTCTTCAAGGGCTCGGCGATCGACCATCACGCGGCCCTGGTGGAGACCAGCGCGTACCCGGTGAGCGGCCGTCACCTCACGGTGGTTGCGTAGAGTAAACGCCGGCGTCAGCGCAGAGTAACGACTAGGCCCGGCGGGGAACCGCCGGGCTTTCGTCATGACAGGATGCCCGCCGCATCCCCCATGCCCCCGTCGTCTTCTGGCGTGACCGCCAGCCTTACGCGATCCGCGGGTGAGAGCCCGAACCGGCTCCCGTAGCGAAGCATGATGTCTGCCTGGTCCCGAGCGACCTGGGCAGCAGGGTTCTTCACGTACTGCCCGTCATCCCGAGCAGACTTCACTAGTGGTCCCTGCTCCGCCAGGATCCCCGCAGCAACGCGGTAGGCGGCCCACGCCTCGACGAACACGACCAGGAACGGCCGGTCAGCGACCGTGAGCAGGCCAAGCCTGGACAGCTCGGGCGCAAGCCGCTTCCACTCCGCCAGCGCTTCCCCATTCAGGTGCGGCGGCGGATCAACAGATGCGGCTACAGGCTTAGGCTCGTCCGTCCGTATGGGACGCTTCCCCGGATTCCCCGACAAGACTTTAAGTTGGGTCGGGTTTGGGATCCTGCCCACGAACGAAACACCCCCCCGTACCTGGATGGTCGAGCCCGCCTAGCGGCGGACCTCGCGGTGTGAGAAGTCTTGGAATATGGCTGCCCCAGAGAAGACCGCCAGAGCTTCGCGTGCTGTGGTGCGCATCGAAACCGCGGACCACGAGGAAACCGGCGATCCTATTCACAAGTTGTTTGCCGGAAACGGTTCGGAGATCGGCTTTATCGAGATTGGAGGATTTCCTGACAACTGTCTTGCGTGGGGAATAGACCACGAAACGGGCTATTGGCGACCCTACGACTACGCTCGCGAGTACAGTCGGGCGTTCAATCTGGTTGTTGCCGACGTGTTCCACTTGCCTATAGACCCTAGCGACCGCGACCTGTAGCGCCCTTACTGCTATTGCACGGGCGACAGAGCACCCGAAGGTTAGACGGATCATTCGTGCCGCCCTTTGAGCGGGGAACGATATGATCCGTGGTCAAGTCGGATTCGGCTCCGCACTCGACACACCATGGAGCCGCAGCGATGACCGCGCGGCTAATGAGATCCCAATCGGCACCGAGCCCGCGAAAGGCTCGGTTATGCACGGGGCAATACGACTTGCCCAATGGGATTAGCGTCTTGCAGACGCGGCACGTGGAACGCGGCATACACGCCCCCTTTAAAGCCCTTCGAGCCGGAATCGAACCGACGTGACCGCCGCTTGCTGAAGGCGGCGGCATCCTAGGCCGCTAGATGACCGAAGGAAGAGGCACCCCAAGCTAGGGGTGCGTCTGTGAACCTGCTTCCGGGCCGCCCTGCGTCGTCGGGCGGACTGTCCGGACCGCTGTATCAGCACTTCCCGGAAGCTTGCTTAGTAAGGCGCGCCTAACGCGCGCCCTTAGCCATCAGTTCCGCCCGCTTCGACGGGCGGTAGGTCGCTTCGGCGACCGGTTCAGCTCGCTAACGGGCGCTCTGTGCGCGCCCTCACTAGTAATAGAACCTGTCAGAACCAAGCTGGACGGACGTCAGCCCGTCCAGCGTTACTCAAGCGTTACTAACTAGGTAACTTACCTGACCAGAGGGCCTAACAGCCCTCAGCTAGTTAGTTCTATAAGTAAGAGAACCTGTCAGAGCGGCGGCCAACCGACGCGCTTCCAGCTTTCGTTACCCAACCGTGACGACAGTGGACGCTTGACAGGCCTCGGGAGGGGTGAAAAAGTGCCCCCGAACAGCGGATTTTCATGGAACCCCAGGTCAAAGGCCTGGGGTTCTGCCCGTTTTGGTGACATTTTTTCGAAAATTCTGCGCACGCAAAAGTAAAACCGGCGGGTCCGAAGAGAAACGGACATCTAGACTTTTAGGACCCCAATACGGCCCCCTAAGAATATTTGCGACACACCTCATTTGACCTGCGGCTAAGCTGCATTGATTACTCTGTGCTCAGGCCGGCGGGCACGTTCTGTAATCGCGGCTGGCTTTGCCGCTAGCAGCAGGGCAACCCTTGACAGCTAGGCCCGTGTCACTCCCGGGCTAACCACCTCGGCCGTTCAATGAACCTCGGCCGCCTAGTTTCGTGAGAGCCAACGAGAGCCGAGTCACTGTGTGCCTGGCATCGTCGCTATGAGCCGTGCTGTGCCGCCGTAGCGGCTCGTGTGGGCATCGCTTAGCCGACGTCTACAGGGGCGCCGGAACACTGCCTAGAACCGCCGTAGAACCGCGTGGCTAACCACATGGCCGGTTGTCCGGCCGATGATTGCTAGGCCTCGTTTGCTCGACCGCAGCTAGCTAGCTCGTCGTACCTCGTCGCCGTCGTGCGACTCGTCGTCTTCGCAACTCGCATCGGCGCGCGGCTTGACTTAGTATACGCTTTACAGGTACCGTCTTCCTTGTCAGCAAGGCAGTACTAACCGAACGGATTAGGCATGTTTACCAAGCTTGCCGAGTACAAGAGCAGCGCCGGTTTCATCACTGACGTGATGCTGTGCTGGTTGCCGGAAGGCGCCGAACCGGTTCAGTTCACTTTCCGCGTCATCACGGGTGAGGTCATGTGGTCTAACGACTGGGCTCGTCTCCACGACGTTCCCGGCATCGTTCAGGGCAAGTGCGAGCACCTTAGCGAGGCTTGCGACGGACACACGGTTTGGACCGGCAAGACGCCCGAGTAACTTGCCGCTCTAGTGGCGGGCGCGCTAAGGCGCGTTCGCTGCTATGGCAGTAAGTCAACTGCCCTCACGAAACGAAGGATGCGCGATGTACTACGTCAAGGACATGGCTAAGCGCTTGCGGTACTGGTACATGTTTCTTTCGGACGCCCAAGCCAGGGCGGATGCGACCCCGGATCACCTCATGGGGTACTTGCACATGACTCACCCCGAAATCCGTAGCGCCGAGTTCCGTTACGACGGACAGTGTGAGGAGTTCTAAGCCATGACGCGCTACTACAACGGGTGGGCAAAGCTCTACATGACGACCCACCTAAGCAAGGTCACTCGGCACAACGCTAGGGCCTATCACCAGCTCGGCCGTAACGTGCGCGTGTCGGACGTTCGTAACGGCGTCTTCTAGACCACCACCAACCGCTTTAAAGGAGACGCGTCGCATGTACGTGGTTATTCGCACCACTCACGAGGTGAACGAGCTGTGCCTTGCCGCACTGCTCTGGGATGCGGTCATGGTTGACTGCGATGACGCAGAAGAGGCTTACGAGGTGGTGACGTCGCTTACTGCGGCCAAGGTCAAGGCTTTGGTTCGTCAGCATCTCACACAGCACGGAACCGCTTCGGTCGAGTGCGGACCGCAGCACCCTTACCCGTCAGACCACGCTGAGGCGGCCGTTCGCTGCCGGATCTCCAACGTCTACGGCAACTGACTGACCAGCTAGAGCCTGTCCCCCGCTTCGGCGGGGGCAGGTAGGCTCTGTGAGAGACGATTTGAGACGGGAGATCCTGCGCGATGACCAGCAACGACGTTCCCGAGGGCCGTGTGAGGATTCCGGGCCTCGGCCGAACTGTTCCGGCGCGCAAGGCCGAGCCGATGCCCGAGCCAGTGAAGCAGCCCAAGCCGACGATGACGAGCTACGGCATTCCGGCCGGACGCTACGCGGTCACGCTGCCAAGCTGGAATACGGAAGAGTTCTTCTGGTTCAAGATCGGTCCCGCGCCCATGTTCCGGACCGACGTCAAGCGGCTGAACGACTCGGGTAAGTGGGAGTCGTATTACGGCGGCATCCGCGAAGTCGTCGCGGCCATCAAAACGGTTGGTTGGGATGCTGCGGACCGCTACGGAGTCTTGCGGCATGTCTGCGCTCTCTGCGGCCAGCCGCTCACGAAATCCGCCCTTAAGGGCATCGGGCCTGAGTGTGAGGCCCAACTAGACGCGCCGTTTACGGAAGGCTGAGCACATGTCCGAGCTTGGTTACTGGGCAGTCCTGTTCATCAAGGATGGGGACGGGTCCGGAACGGTCGTTATCACGGATGGCGACCGGTCGCCGCACGACGAAGAGACCGTGCGGAAGATCATCGAGTTCAATTACGGCAAGCCCGACCGTGTGTCGGCCGTTGGACCGATGACTACCAAAGACCTCGCAGAGCAGTACTTGCGCGACGCGACGTCCACCCCGGAGGGCCTGAACTACTGGCACGAGCAGATGAAGTAGCACGCCCCACCCAGCGCCCTCCGACTCTGGTCGGGGGGCGTTTTGCTTGCCGCTTTAGTATACGCTTGACAGGTCGGGCCGTGGACGACGAGAATTGATCTCGTCAGCAAGGCACCACGGGAAGGACAATGACCATGGCGTTTGGCTTGTTCGAAGCTGTCGGAGCGCTCGAAGAGTTCCGGGGAATGCCGCATCATGACACGGCCGTACGAGAGGTCTACTCGGCCGCAAGCCACATGAAGGGACTTCCGCTCCGTCGTGAGGTTCGGCGGATCACGCGGGCATTCAAGGACTACCGCGCCGAAGTCGCGTTCTGCGGGGAGGTCTGGTGAGTGTTCCCCTGAAGGTCGATGATCCGGCCCGTTGGATGCTGGAAGACGGCTTCACGACGACACCCGGTGTGCACCGTGCGGGTTGCTACATCTGCGAAGACCCCGAGTTCGCTCAGATGGGCCTGCCGTTGTGTCGGCCGTGCCCGAAGTGCTCGGGTCACGTTCCGGCCGACGACTCGATCTGTGATGACTGCGGCCATGACGAGACAGAGCACATCGCCTGAACGTAAGCCGTTAGAGACGGGCCAGCCTTACCGGCTGGCCCGTTTTCCCGTTCTAGGGAGGGATGATTGACCGAGCCGCTAGCGTCGTTCTCAACCGGCGCAGACGACCTATCGCGGGTCCTGGCGAACGTGTCGCTAGTCGCCAAGAAAGCACCCGCATATCCAACGACGCGGATCCGGCTCTATGCAGGCACGGGAGAGCGCTACACGGGCCGACTGGAAGTCTCGGGCACGGATGGCTACTGCGCGGCCGTAGACGGCTGTCTCGGCGACTACAGCGGGCCGCCGGAAGGCGTGACGATCGAGATACCTCGGGACGGCTTGGACGCGCTGGAGAAAGCCGCGCGGCCGGACCGGAAGGCGCTCGTCGCTCTCGACTGGTTCCCTCGGGATGGCCTGATCCTTCACTCGTCCACGGGCCGTGAATCAGCTCGGGACGCGGGCGCCAATCCGCGGATTTGGGCCATGGTGGACGAGCTGTTCGCGCTGAAGGAAGACGGCCCGTTCGAGCTACCCGACGCGGCGGCCGTGGACATGCGTCTACTCGCGCGGTTCTGGCGGGTGAGGTCCAGCAACGGGGAGCACGTAGCAGACCTGATGTTCACCGGGACGGAATCGCCGATCCTGGTCAAGATGGGCACGGACTTTAAAGCGCTCGTGATGCCGATCAAGCGGGAACGGTTCGCCGCGAACGTGGATCCTGAAGGACTCTGGTAGCTGGAAAGAAGACGGGACGTCCCGGTTCGAGCCCGAGACGTCCCGCCCTACCCGAGCGTGGGCCGCCGCTCGCCTGAGCCCTCGCAAGCGTCGTTGTCATGTGCCACTCCCACAAGGGGCGACCCCACGATACGCGAAAGCCCCCGCCGTAGCGGGGGCTTTTTCGTCACTCTGCGCTCAGGCCGGCGTGAGCGGAGCGTGACTAGCGGGGTGAACCGGCCGTCCGCCACGCGTCCACCACGGTCCCAGGAATGCGGCCACGATCGTTGAACGCGGGCAGTTCGTACTTCGCCCGGTTCTCCTCGACGCCCCAGAACGCACGCTGCGCCAGAACGTCCGTGCGGCTGGTGACGATCGGAGCCGCCTTACGGCCGCCCTTGCCAGCCTTAGCCGCCTCCACAACCGTTGCATGCTGGATGAACTCAGCGAGAGCCTTACGCAGCTTCGCCGCGTTCTTCTCCCCCAGGTCAATCGTGTAGTCCACTCCATCGACCGAGAATTCCACGGTGTCCGCGCCCTCCGAACCGTCGATGTCGTCGCGGACGATGGTCACGAATTCCTTAGCCATGACGGCCACTCCCCTAACAGGCTTATCGATACGGGCTAACGAGGCCAGTTAAGCAGAACGGCGGATCGGTTAGCAACCGATCCGCCTAACGCGCCCGCTAAGGGCTAAAAGAGAGTCTGAGCAACCGGGCCGTTGCCCAAGCCGTCCGCCATGCTTAGCCAGTAAAGACGCGCCTTCTCATCCTTTGCCCTCTCCGCCATGCGGAGAAAGTTGGACTGTCCGCGAAGCTGCGGTGCGGGCTGAGCCGGGAGGGCCTGAATCCCCGGACGAGGCGCGGGCACGGGAACCGGCTCAGGCTCGGGCTCAACCGTGGCCACCACGTCCACGGGAGCCGGATCCAGCTGAACCGACCACGCCTCTTGTATCTTCCCGACCGTCAACGCGTCTGGCATAGCCGTATCTGGCTTCGCCGAGCGCTTCCGCCCCTCGCCCTCGAACGTGCGGATCAGGAGATGCACCGAACCCGCCAGGATCAGAACCGGCAGGGCGCTAGCCGAACCGGACTCGATCGGCGCCAGGACGAGCGGGCCGCCGTGGTGAGTGTGGACCCTGACGTTCATGTACCCGGATACGGAAAGCAGCGCGGAGAACAAGACCGCCGGGTACATCGTGGATCCGCCGCGCTTGCGGATGATGCTGCCCGTGTAGACCACGAGGGCTAGGAATCCTTCGATCAGCCAGGGCCAGAGACGGCCGAGAGCGATGCGGTAGCCGACCGCCAAGGCGAACTCCCGTCCCGCGTCGTACACGAACAGGAACGCCAGAACTGCGATCGCCAGCACACCCACGCGGGCAATCCACACGTGCGCGGGGTGCAGCTCCCCGCCGTCGTACTCCTCGGTCACTGCTCGTTCTCCATCTCACCGTCGTTCGGGTTGGTCGTGCGCCGTGCTTGTCGGTTGCGCCGGAACTCCCGGTCGTACCGGCCGGAAACCCTGCGGTCCATGTCATCCGAGTTGCGGAACGTGCGAGACAACTTGAAGCCTCCCCTTAGGCCGAACGGTTAACACATGGCCCAAAGCTATCAGATACGCTTTACGAGAGCAATGGACTAACACGAAAGCGGGCACCCTTTCGGGCGCCCGCTTTAAAGGCTTCCTAATCCTCGTGCATGACCTGCCCGCACGGGCAAGACGGATAGCCAATCGCCAGCATCTTCGCCGTAGTCCGGACGCTGAAGCCATCCCCTGAAGGGCAAACGAGCTTCAGCATGTAGGTCTTCTGAGAAGACCGGCCGGAGTGTACGCGCGGCGTGCGCTCCAGCGTCGGCGTGGATCCGACCGGAACCTTGCGCTCGGTCGGGATCGGATTCTTCTTGGCCGCGTCGAGAACTTCGAAGATCATCGTCCGCTTGTGCGGGTAGTCGCCCAGCGTCTCACAGATCGTGATCAGCTCGGCTTCCAGGCCAACGCTCGGAACCGTCGCGGTCATCTTGCCGGTCAGGCCGAGCCGCGTTGCCGCCTCGGCAAACGCGCCCTTGTGGCCCGACTTGTTGTCGTCGGCCGCGTGAATCAGTTCGTGGATCAGGACGCCCAGCACGGTAACCGCGTGGTCGTACTCGGGCGAGATGAAGACCTCGTTGACGTCGCCCGTGGAGGCGAACCGGGCGAGCGTGATAGCCATCACTTGCTTGGACTCGGCGCCGAAGCCGTCCGGGAAACCGACGCTGACGTGGACCTTCTCCGGAAGCGGCAACCCAACCTCTTCGAACCGGGGGCGGAACACTTCGACAGCCTTGTTAAGCCACTCTTCGCGGGTGATCTGCTCGCTCATGGTCTTGCCCTTCACTGCGGTTCCTTGCTGACAAGACTCACAGTAGACGCTTTACAGCTTACATGTCAAGCGTAGCCTAAAGGGGCGGAAAGAAACCCCCTCGCAGGGTGTCACGAGGGGGTTTCCCGGTAGCACGCGGCCGAGTGTCAGCAAGGCACCGTCCACCAAACCAGGAGCCTAGCAGTGGGCTCGCGCACCGCACTACCACGCGTTTCAGGGGCCGCAGCCCTTCAGCCCGTGCCTCAGAAACAGGAACGGCTGGCTCTCTCGGGGCGCACGGCTCGGGTTCGTACGCCAGCCCTGCGCCGTTGACGCGCCTGGGCTGCACGGGCAAGCTTGCTGCAAGACTCTGCAAGCGACTAGGACAGGAGGCAGGCTATGCGCCTAAAGTTCATCGGCATCGATCCGCCTACCGGCACGGAGGGCTCTCCTACGGTGTGGGTCGATGAAGACGCGGCCGAACTCGTCATTCAGGGCTGGCGCCCGGAAGGCGAGCTGCACGACGCGGTAGAGGCCTGGGAAGTCCCCGGGCACGCCGTAGGCATCCCTGCGCACGAGGCTGTAATTAGGATTCCGGCACGAATGGTGTCGATGGTGAGGGAGGCTTGCGATGTCGCAGAGGCGGCAGAGCTTCGCGGAACGGCTGGCAACAGCTGAACGATGGGCGCTCCACTTGGAGCTACGCGACTCGTACGGGGTCGAGAACGAGGCCGATGCGTTCGCCGCGTTCCGGCGCGGCGAGTGGACCGAAGCGCTTGAACTGGAAGACCGGCAAGAGTGGGTCGAACTGATCGGGGCGGCGAACTCTCGGGGTGTCGAGGTCAGACGCGCCCGCATCGTCTCCATGCCCGTGACGGAGTACATCCGCTATGAGCACGCCGGTACGCAACTCAACGTCGATGCTGGCGAACAAGTCCGCTGGCTTGAGCGACGGCAGGCGTCCGACCTGCGGCTCCCGGGTAATGACTTCTGGCTCTTTGACGAGACATTGATTCAGTTCAACGTCTTCGACGGACCCGGCAACTGGGCGCACACTGATTTCAGTGAGGACGCGAACGTGATCGCGTTCTGCCTCGCCGCGTTCGAAGAGGTCTGGGCGCGTGCCGTGCCGCACGCCGAGTTCAAGATCTAGCGCAACCTGCACATGCCGACTTCCCCACTCTCGTCCGCCCAAGAGGCGCGCCGCAGGGTCGCCCGTGACCTTGAGTCAGTCCGGCTTGATGCCGGACTCAACAAGCGGGAACTTGCGGCGCGCTGCGGCTGGCACGAATCGAAGTCGAGCCGGATCGAGGGCGCCCGCACCGCGCCATCAGACGATGATATTCGCGTTTGGTGCCGTGCGTGCGGCGTCCCCGATCGCGCCGCTGACATCATCGCGGCGAACCGCTCCGCGGGCTCTATGTACGTGCAATGGCGGAAGCGCCACGGCAGCGGAATGCGCCAGGCGCAAGAGGGCGCGCTACCGCGCTACGAGAGCACGTCAGCTTTCCGCATCTACTGCTCTAACGTCATGCCTGGCGTACTCCAGACGCCGGGCTACGCAACCGAGCTCATGAGCCTGATCACGGAGTTTCAGGGCACACCGAACGATGTCGAGACGGCCGTGCAAGCGCGCATGGAGCGCAGCAAGGCACTCCATCAGGCAGGCCACACGTTCGCCATCCTGCTAGAGCAGAGCGTCCTGTACTACCAGCCTGGCAAGCCCGAAACCATGGCTGGCCAACTCGGATGGCTGCTAGAAGCGATGTCGCTTCCCGCCGTGGCCCTCGGCGTAGTCCCCTGGTCAGCGAAGCGCGCCGTATGGCCACTCGAAGCGTTCTACGTGTTCGATGATCGCCTAGTCGTGACCGAGACGCTGACGGCAGAGATCAACGTGCAGCAGCCGGGCGAGATCAGCGACTACCTACGCGCATTCACCGAGCTGTCCAAAGCGGCCGTGTACGGCGCTTCCGCGCGCGCGCTGGTCACTGCGGCCATCAACTCCATCGGGTAGTTCCGTGCAAGTTCGTGCACGCGCATGGCCGTAGCGGTGCACCGGTTCTTACGCTGCTTTTCAGTGTCAGCATGCAAGGCAGCCTCAGGGGTGACCGATGGCCGTTCAGACGTTCGATTCTCGCCAACCCGTAGCACTTACCGACCCGAGCGAGATCAAGCCGGGTGACTGGCTTGAAGACCTCGCGACATTGCGTCAGGTCGAGTCAGTGGACTCGATCGGAACGCTTCATGTCGTGCACTTCCTCTACCAAGACGGCATCCCGACTCTCGCGCGCGGCATTGCGAGCGGGACGGCGCTCACGGTGTGGAGGGACCTGCCCAGTGGCTGAAGCGCTATTACGCGGGCGCCGTGATACCCCGACTCGCCTGGGATGACCTCGGGGACGACCTGGCCCACTACGTCCGTGACCCAAGATTCCGTCTGCCATGGCGTCCCGTTCCCCTGTGGCCCACTGAGGTGAAGCGCATCCAGGAAGTCCTGAAGCTACTCGACCGACGCCCCCGACCCTGGGAGTCAGCACGTGTTCAGCCTGATTGTGGAGATCAACGACTACCAGGTTGCTGGGTTCCCCTGTGCCGAACTTCCCGACGTCCGTGCACGCATTGAGCGGACGCTACGCGACCGGGGGCGAATGCCCGCTAAGGACGACTTCGATCGGCTCATGGAGGCCATGACGCGGACGCTTGAAAGCGCTTCGCGCTGGCAGTACGAAGCCCGCCGCGTCTCCATCATCGTGCGCCGGTATGAGCGGACCGCCGGCATAAGGTCTACCCCATCTGACCAGCACTAACGCATTGGAGAACACCCGCGATGCGGGCAGGTTCACGATGCGCCCAAGCGCCCCCGACCCGTCGCGCCCGCACGCCTGGCGGGTTGGGGGGATTCCAACCCAACTCACGAAGCAGAAGGACACGGGCAATGACGAATGAGAGGCCGCAGAGACCGGTGTCCACGGAGACGAAGCAGCTGATCGCGGCGAACTTGGATGCGGACGCCGAATGGGCCGACTCGCACGGCTACCCGGAGGGTGCGGAGAACCTCAGGGGGCAGGCCACCAGGCATCGCGAAAGGAACGGCCTGCCAGCGAACGGGCAGCAACAGACCACCTGACAGCACGCAAAGCGTCCCCGCCGGACAGTTGACCGCTTCCCCACCGCTGTCCGGCGGGGGCATCCACCACGAAGGAGAGAGACAGTGGACTCTCAGCTCATAGCTAGCCCGTTCCCGGACGGCTACGTCATCGTCCGGCCCGGCCGTGACGGCGGAGTGCGTATCGGCTCCGCCCTCTACGCCGAGCTGCGCGACGCGCCCGCGGATGCCGCTGTCCCGGGGTGGCTTGCCGAAGCCGCAAGCAAGGGCCTCGGCGTGGACGTGGCGGGAAGCACGGTCGGCGACGCCGTCATGGTGCGCCCGGATACTCCGTACGGCTACGCCCGTGCGAGCTACGAACTCAACCTCGGGTGTAACTTCGATTGCGATCACTGCTACCTCGGGGAAAAGCGGTTCGATGGCCTGGAGTGGCCCGACCGCGAACGCCTCTTGCACACCTTCGCGGAATCGGGCGTTCTGTGGCTTCAGCTCACGGGCGGGGAACCCCTGATCGATTCGCTGTTCGAGGAGACGCACACCTACGCGTGGGGCCTCGGCATGATGATTCAGATCTCTTCCAACGGATCGACGCTCTACCGGCCGAAGACGCTTGCCGTTCTGACGCGGTATCCGCCCTACCGCGTTACCCTCAGCATCTACGGCGGGACCGAAGCGTCATACGACGCCATGACCCGGCGCCGGGGTGCCTTCAAGAACTTCATGCGCGGCCTGGCCGCCGCCCACGAAGCCGGGCTCAATCTCCGGCTCAACGTCATAGTGTCGCGGCACAACTCCCATGAGATCCCGCTCATGCATGAAATCGCCGAACGGTACGGCGCGTCCGCGCACGACTATCACCAGATCTCTCCCACGATCCATGGCGGCGCAGAAGTTCTGCCGAGCCAGGCGAACGAGGTCAAGCGCGACAGGACGCACTACACCGGATGCAACGCGGGCATCACCCACTACCACGCCGACCCGCACGGCCAAGCGTCCATCTGCAAGATCGGCCGACAGAACCAAATCGACCTGATCACGGAAGGGACGGCCGGGCTGTCCCGTCTCGCCGAGTTCGCCGCTGTCCAGAACACGCGGCATGGTGGTTGCGCGGGGTGCGGGCTTCAGAAGACGTGCAGCACCTGTATGCCGCTGGTGACCCTCTACCGGCAGGCAAAGGCGCCGCTCGAAAGGTACTGCCAACACTAGAGAAAGTGAGGAACGCATGGCCGCAGTCGCCGTAGCCCTGCTGACGCGCCCGCCTTCGGACCTGGCCGAGCTCCCTGGGTACCTGGTGCCCGAGAGCACGCTTGAGGAGATCAGCGCGGACGCGTTCGAGATCGTCACCGACACCGATAAGCTCCTGACGGCGTGCTCGTGCACGGCCAGCAGTGACCAGGTGTACAACAACTAGGCCAGCCGCCCAGGGGGCCGGGGCAACCCGGTCCCCTGGGCTCGTCACAGGGGAACGCTGTGCAGCGCATTTCATGGGACGACGTGCCCGCTGAACTCGCCGAACTGATCGAGTCGCGTACCGGGCCGATCCTTGGCACATACACGGCCGCGTCCGGCCACAACTCGCCGGTTGCCGCAACCGTGGTGACGGCCGAAGGAAAGACGTTCGTTAAGGGCTTGCCCAACGACAACCACGGCGTCAAGGGCCAGTTGAGGGAAATCGCGGTGGCGCCGCTCGTCGCCCACATCTCTCCGTGCCTGCGATGGCACTTCGACGCGGCCGGATGGACCGTCCTCGGTTACGAGCACATCGACGGGCGGCACGCCGACTACAGTCCGAACTCGCCGGACCCGGATGCCCTCCTGCCGGTGATCGAAGCACTCGGGCAGATCGAGGTAACAAAGCCAAGTCCGCTGTTCAAGCGTGCCGAAGACCGCTGGAAGACGTACGTCGAAGATGCAAGCGAGCTAGAAGCGTTCCGCGGATCTACCCTGCAACACACTGATTGGATCCCCCAGAATGTTCTAATCGCTCAGGGACGCGCTTACCTGGTCGATTGGGCGTGGCCGACCCTCGGTGCGGCATGGATGGACCCCGCCTATATGGTCATCCGACTGATGGCATCCGGGCACAAGATCGGCGACGCTGAGGCATTCGCGGGCCGGATCCCCGCGTACGCCGATGCTGATCCGACGCACCTCGATTCGTTCGCCGCCGCCAACCTGCGGATGTGGGAAGAGATCGAGCGGCAAGCCATAGGCCACACAACAACGCCGTGGATGCGCTCCGTCGCCCTCGCCGCGCAGGAGTGGGCCGAGCATCGCCGGAACAGGACGCGGGTCTTCGCCCTCTAGCACCCGCACCCGATTACGCTCCGCTCACGCCGGCCTGCACTCAGCGTGAGCGGACGGCAAAGAGCCCCCGGCAGTAGCCGGGGGCTCTGGCTTTACAGCGGCTATCGGAACAGGCGGAACACCATGTGGAGCGTGAGCCACACGCAGAATGCCCCGATGAAGAATCGGGCGAACGTGGAGCCGCTTCCCTCTAAGTGCCACACCTGATCTGAGAGCGTGTATTGCGGCTGACGCGTCCACAACGCCCACAGTTCGAGCGGCAGAAAGCCCACGCAGATCCAGACGAGCCAGTAGACGCTAGCCCAGTTCCATCTCAATTCGGACCCTCCCTGAAAACGGTGACGTTGCGCGGGTCCACACCCCGCGCCTTCCCCGTGCTCGGCAACCCGTACGACTCTTCCGACCACTCGATATCGAGTAGGTCTCCCGGCTTGATCTCCGTTACCGTGCCGATCTTCCACTCGGCGTAGGACGACTTACCGTTGCGGTAAATCACCTTGGTAAAGACGCCGATCTCGTTGCCGCGCCAATCCCTCGGGCGCTCGTCAATCGCAGTACTCACGCTCATTCCGCCCCCGTCCCTCGGTCCGCCAGTTCAGTTGCCGCGTCGCGGCTTCGATCGCGCGGCTAAGCCGCTTCTCCTCCGCGTCGGTCAGCGTCACGCCGAACAGATAGCGCCCCTCGATCACGGAGCGCTGGGAGTCCGTCAGCTTCTCGTAAACCGCGTCCAGGTCCCAGATGCCGCACGCGACGCCACCCGCATACACGGTGTCGTGGTGGTCCGGCAGAGCCTCCCGAGCGCCCTCGTCAAAGAAGCACTCACGGAACAGCGCCCGAACTTCCTGCGGCGTGTAGACGTATTCGCTGGACGCCATCATGAAGTCGTATCGCTCTTTGATGCAGTGCACACGGGCCACCCGTTCGGCCGCCGCCTTCATTAGCCGGTCATCCCCGGTGAGCGAACCCCACTTTGGAAGTAGTTCAACCCAGATGTGTTGTTCGAGGTCTTCCACCTCGAAGCCGGGCCACGCCCGCGCCGTCCGGCGCGCAACGTCATTGAACAGCGGCCCGTACCGCTCCATGTCCGAAGCAGTAACCATCCCCGTACTCATTAGCGCCCCGCCTTTCCGAACCACTCGCCCCCGAAGTAGAACCCGCCGCCCCGTACGTACACGACTTCCGGAATGGTCTCCGAGCCGCGAACGCGGAGAACGCCGAAAGCCTGTTGCCAGTTAGCCGCGCCCTTGCGGAGATACGCGTTACCCGGCCCGTACTTCATAGCGTTGCCGACCTCAAGGCCGTAGAGCGGCCGTGTGCGGCCGTTGTAGCCGTAGCTCTTGGCCAGTAGCGCGGCGCGGTGCGTGTGGCCGCACACGACGCTCTTACCGATGCTGTCGGCAAGCTTCATCGCGGTCTCTCCCGCCCTACTGGAGAATCCGCCCTCGTCCCCGTGCGCGCACACCCAACCGGGCGCCACGTCGAAGATGTCGTGCTCTACCCGGACGTCGTACTCGTCGGCCCGGAGCAGCCTCTCTAGCTTCAGCTCATCGAAGCAATCGAGCGCCGGGGCGTAACGCCTGATGTACTCCTGGACGCGCCGGTCGTGGTTGCCGACCTTCAGATGGAACGGGCCGTCATACACGGCCCGAAGGTCACGGAGCCACTGGCGGGTAGTCTCGAACGAGTCCGCCAGCGTGCCCGCGTACTCACCGGCCGCGCCCCTGTTCCAGCGCGACGGCTCGGGCTCGTCGATCAGGTCCCCTACGTGGATCACCTTGTCCGGCTGAACTTCCCCAATGAACCGGACCATCAGGCGCGTGAGCGCCGGATCGTGAAACGGGACCTGAAAGTCCGGCAGGGCGATGATGAGTTGGTCAGTCAAGGTCGGTTCCCCCCTCGTCGGCCGCGTCGGCGCCGTGGCCGAGTGCGGGCATGGCGCGCCCGATGATGAGGGCGACTTCCACGGAGCCGGGGAACTCCTCGTCCCGGAAGACCGCGACGCGGCCGAGCTGCGCGAAGCTGGCTTCCGGCTGCTCCAACATCAGACCGACAAGGTTGTCTATGTTCGCGCCGATCTCCTCGGGCAGCGGGTAGACACCGGCCGTATCGGCCAGTTGCCAGCCCTTCGCCGTGAAGACCCCGGCAAGCTCGTCAACCGACAGGTCAAGCTCAAAGTCCATCTCGTCAACAGTGGTCACAGGATGCCCCCGTTCTTCTCGGCCGCGTCCAGCGCGGAAAGGATTCGCTGAAGCCGGATGTGCAGCATTCCGGCATACACCCCGAGGTCTTCGACCTCTTCCATGGCCGCCACGAGGATTTCGCGCGGCGCCATGTCTTCGAACTTCTGAGACTCCCCGTTCGAGTAGGCCCGGCCCACCGTGACGATGCGCCGGTAAGCCCGCTTGATGAAGGCTGTAAAGCCATCCCCGAGCTGTTCCGGCGTCATGCCGTACCGCAGCACGTCCACCGGGGAATTCAACGGCTCTAGCTCGGTCTCGTCGTAGTCGTAGACGAGTACTGACTTCAGCCGATCCCCGTTCGGGTCCGTGTCCACTGTCACGATGTAGAACGGCCGTCCGGGAGACGGCTCCAACTGAATCGACCCCGTGTAGCCGGAAGCGATGATGCGGATGCGCTCACCCCTCAGGTACTTAGGCATGTTCAACCCCAATCAGCTTGTATAGGGCGTTACGCCCGTTCTCCAGTAGGAACGAATTCGCGTCGTGCTCCCCCGGCATGGGCGCGATTCGCGCGCCCTCGACCTGTTCCGCGACCTTTTCCGCCAGGCCCATACCGGCGCCCTTGTCGTCTGTGTCCGCCAGGATGAACACGGCGTCATAGCCCTGGAAGCAAAAGGCAAACCACCTTTGCCAGCCCTCAGCGCCAGGAATACCCACGGCCGGTAATCCGGCCTGAGTGACAGCGATCGTGTCTAGTTCGCCCTCGCACACGCACAGGAAGGGCTCAGGGCGGCCGAACGCGGCCACGTTGAACAGCCGTAGCCCGTCCCCCGGCTCAGACAGGTACTTGGGTTGCGCCGTGGATCCGTCCGGCCCGGGGAGTCTCCGGAAGCGGATAGCGACCGGCCCCGCCGGGGTCACATACGGGACGGCCAGCATCCCCCGATAGCGCTCATGACCCGGCAAAGGGTCGGCGACGTGGCCGAGCCGAAAATAGGTCTGGCTGTCCGGCGTGAGGCCCCTCGTCCTCAAATACTCGTCTGCGGCGCTGTTTGGCATTACCGCCGCGTACCTCGCGGTAGCTTCCGCCAAATACTCTCTCCGCGAAGTCGAGAGCTTCGGCAAACGTGATCCCCTCCCTCAGCATGATTAAGGCGATCGAGTCGCCAGCAACACCGCATGTGAAGCAGTGAAAAAGGTTCTTGTCGAAGTGCACCGAGGCGGACGCGTTGCGGTCGTCCCCATGGAAAGGGCAGCGCACCTTGCGCTGCCCCCCGTTCTCGAACACGTCGGCCCCGTAGTACGTGAGTACTTCCGCGATGCGCGGCTGAGCCTGAGGCATTGGCTACTTCACGGCTGTGACCGTGACGCGCTCCCAGTTCTTCAGGTCGTGGGGCGCCTTGTCGTGCCACTTCACGACCCGCGTACTGCCGGGCACCTTGTAGCGGTAGAAGTCCGGGACGAACGGCTTCGGGTAGTCGTTGAAGCCGATGGTTCCCGCATCGCCGAACGGCTTGGAGAAGGTGGGCGCTTCGCGCTTCAGAAGCTTGTACGCCTCGGCGTACTGGAAGAAGTAGCCCACGCTCTCCAGCGCGGACCGCATCCCCTCCATGTGCTTGCGCGGGGAGTTGTCGGAGCCGTTGACGCGGCACAGGATTGCCGTCAGCGTGTCCGCCTCGTCATGCGACAGGGTGAGCGTCACGCCGCCCTTACCGTCGATGCTGTAACGCTTCTCTGCCTTAGCCATGGTTAGTGACTCCCCTCTTCGGCCTTACGCCGGTAGAACTTCACGTCTTCTTCCAGCTCTGCGACGTAGCGCAGCAACTCGAAGAACTTGGACATGGGCATGAGCCACGCGCCCTCGCGCATGTGCTTGCCCGTGAGCTTTAAAGCAAGCCCGTACCATCGGGTCCGGCCGTTCTCGGCCTGTTCCTTCGCATCCCTCAGCCATTCCGGAATGCTGTAGCGGGCAACGCTCTTGACTTGGATCGTCCAGTCAGGCACCCCCGCAATGTCTCCCCGATCCTTGGATCCGTAACGGCTCCCGTTACGCTCCGCCAAGGGGAAACCGCCCTCGTGCGCGGCTTCGACGAATTCTGTTTCACCCCGATACCCCTTCGCCTTAGAGGCCCGCCCGTTAGTCATCCGGAAGCAACCCCACGAACCACCACGCGAACAGGAAGGCGCAGAGCACTTCAACTGCGGTCACTCGGCCACGTCCTTCCAGTCGATCACGGCTTCCTGGACCTTGCCGGTAACCTCGCGGTTCCGGTTGTAGTACCAGTTCTTTTCGGTCGTGATCTGACCCTTAGCCGTCGCTTCCCTCGTGTACGGCCCGCGATGGGACGTGATGCCATCAATCGTGATGACGGCCCGGTAGAGCTTGCCGGACTCGTCCGGGCTAATGCACCGTGCCATTTCAGAACCTCCCGTCAAACCACAGGGCCGACCCGCCCCCCTGCAAGCGGATCGACCCTGCAACATCTATTCGGTTAGCGCCCTACGGGCGTGTCAGAGTTCGTCGTCCCCCGGCTCGTCGTCCAGCTCGTCCGCCGCGCCCAGCGTGGACGCCAAGTCCTTCAGCGCGCCCAACGTGGTGAACTCCCGGATCCTCTTGGCGTGATCCGCCAGGCCCCGGAGGCTCAGGAAGCCGGTCACGGTGCGAACCTCGCCCGTCTCCGCGTCCTTGCCGGTCATCGACACGGCGTAGGACCCCCGGCCCTCACGGGCGAACTCCAGCGTCCCGCCCTCGGCGTTGGCCTCGATCTCGTTCACGGTCGCAGTCTCAGTCATCCGCGTACTCCCATCCGCTCAAGGTCCACGTCCACCGTCAGGAACCAATATCCGGACGGGTCACTCTTCCCGGTGCGGTTCTTCACCGGGCTAATACCTAGGCGCCGGACACCTGTCTCCGAATCACCCTCGATACGGTGAAGAGTCAGGATCAATTCCGGAACCTTGCTCACCTTGCCTCGGAGACCAGACAACGGAACCGGCTTGGTCCCGTCGTCATACTCACCCGTGACGTGGTGAAGCAGCACGACAGCCGCGCCCGTATCACGGGCTAACTGGTGTAGAAAGTCGAAGCTGTATTCGAGCGACGGGTTACCACCCTCGCCCGACTCGTTATCGACGTTCGTCACGTTGTCGATGACGACCAGCGCAGGAAACTCCCCATACACCATTTCGAACGCCTTCAAGTTGCCTTCAAGGTGTGTCAGGGACGGGCTAGCCTCGAAGTCCATTCGGACGTGCACAACCTTGTCCAGCTGTGCGTTAATCGTCTCGGTCAAGCCCTGTTGCTTGGCTTGCTCGATGTCCTGGACGCGCCATTGGGTCACCATCGCGGCGGCCCGATTCGTCATCGTGTCCTGGTCAGTGTCCGCACTGAAATAGAGAGCCGGAACGCCCGCCTTCACGGCCAGAGTCAATGAGATGAGGCTCTTGCCGACGCCAGGCGCGGCAGCGATCAGCGTCAACTGTCCGCGTCGCACGTGAACGCCCTCACGGGCGAGGCAGTGAAACACCGTTGGCAACGGCTCACCCGCCGTTCCCTTAGCCCGCATCGCGCGAGACAGTGTGAACACCCAACCCCCTTTCTCGACTTAGAAGGATCAGCCGGAAGCCCCTCGTCATCTTCCGGCCGACCCACTTCTAAAGCGTATCCTATAGCGGCATGAAGACAACAGGTTTTTTAGCGGCGGGGGTATTCCGGCGGGCACTGGTTCTGACGGTCGGGCGAACTGCACATCCACCCGCCGTAGGGCTTGCCCTGGCGGGAGACGCCCGCCTTCCAGAACTTCCCGCCGTGCGGGCACGGCCTCACCTCGGGCTCCCCCGGCGGGAGCTGCGGGACGTTCTGAGCCTGGCCGTTGTAGCCGCCCTGCGGCTGGCCGTACTGCTGCCCGTAGGCGCCCTGCGGCGCCCCGTAAGACTGCTGAGGCGGCGCGGCCTGGTAGCCCGGAGTCGGCTCGGAGCCGACCGGAACGGCGCCGAGATGCTGACCCAACAGCGCACGGGTACGGATGGCCTCAGTGCCTCGGCCCGCCGCTTCGTACACGCCAGCGTCAACGGCCGCATCCATCATGGCGACCAATTCCTTCGGTTCGGCCGCGTGGAACACGACCCACGGTTCGCCGGTCGGCTTGACCGTGACGACGACTTCACCCATTGAGTTACCTCCCAGGTTGATACTGGGCGCGACGCGGCCCCACCGCGTCACACCATTGATAAACGGAGCACACCCGGCACGAATCGCCAGGCGAAGCCAGGTAGACACCGGCCGACTCGGCACGGTCCATGTCGTAGAACCAGCGCGTCACGCGCTCCCGCGTGAACTCCGCCAGGTCGTAGGCGGTCGTCGGGCCGCCGTTCTTGAACATGTAGAAGTCCCCGTGCGTCGGCCGGACCCCGTACGCGTCCTCTACCGCCAGGGCGTACACGCCGAGCTGTAGCGGCGTGCTGGGAAGCTTGGTTCCGGTCTTCAAGTCCCGGACGAGTAGGCGCCCCTCGGCGTCTTCAAGCACCTGGTCTATGAAGCCCTTCACCAGGACTTCCCCTAGCTGAAGCTCGAACGGAAGCTCAACCGCCAGGTAGTCCGGCATGACCTCCCAGACCGTGAACGGGCTCCCCGGCATGGCCGCGATGTAGTCGCGGACCTGTTCCCTCCCGACGCCTTCCCGCCGAGCGATATCGACGGAACCCTTCGTCTTCACGTTGCCCGTGAGCCAGCGGTCCGGATCCGGCTCGGTCTCCATGAGGGCAGCAATGCCCTCCTCGTACTTCTCTTCGAAGACCTTCAGGGCCTCGTCGGCCGTGAGAGCCCGATAGGACAGCTCGTAAGCCTCGATCGCGGCATGTACCGCCGTGCCTTGCACGAACCACGCCGCGGGTGTCTGAGGGGCCTTAGCGACCCGCTCTAGCCGGTACTGCTCCCCGCACTGCACGTACGTCGTGAACTGGCTAACCGACCGATGACCCATCCATCCCCCTTTCCCGTTACTCTGCGCTCACGCCGGCCGTCACCTACCGTCATTTCGGCAGGTCCCGCATGGCGCGCTTCAGCGCCTTCCGCAGCTTGCGAACGCCCACCCGACCCAGGTTCAGCGTCACGTGCTCGTCGCCCTCCCAAGCCGTCACCATGACGACCGGCTGATCTTTCGCGCGGTCGCGCGTCGCCTCTATCTCGAACTCGTCGCCCCAGACGTCCTTTACAGTCGTCGTGAACAGACCAACCGCCTCCCTTGCAAAGCGTGTCCTATAAGAGCAAAAAGAAGACGGCCCGAGGGCCGCCTTCCAAATGCCTAGCGTTCAGTTATCGCTACGGGCGCAGCACTCCGTAGAAGTGCATCCGACTCGTGGTCGGGCCGCTGGCTGTCCACATGTCCACCGCGTCAAACGCCACGTCCGCCAGGCTATCCAAGTGATTCGCCTCGGCTTCAGTCAGCGGCTTGCCCCCGTAGACCATGGCCCAAATCGTCCCTCGCTCGTACTCCGTCAAGACTACTGTCAGCCCGTCCGTCCGCCAACCGATTTCCACCAACCGGAACTTGCCGTACCGGCCGCACATACACCCCTTGTGCGGACTCCATGCGCAGTCTTCCGGCCCGTTGCACTGCCCGTGCTCGGTTGCGGCAGCTCCCCCAGGAGAGTCCAACGCAACACCTCCTTACCGACGACCGTTCACTGTTTCCGTGCGGGTGCAGTCTCGCGAATGACTATGGTTCCCCCGTGTGGCGGGCCACGCTTAAGAGCTCGTGTGAACGGTCCCACCAAGCGTGCATCGACACTAGTAGAACCATCAACCTGTGCGCAACCCTTGCCCCACAGTAACCACCCGCCACTCCGCAGATGTGTAACCAAGGGTGACCTTAAGAAAATTCATGCACCAAAAGCGGCTACTTAGGCAACCCTTCTAAGTGCTGGTCAAGCAAAGCAATAGGCGCCCGGCGGAGTCCGCCGGGCGCCTATCACCCTCCCCAAAGGCACAGATAGTTACGCCGGATCGTAGGCCGTGATCCTCCCCGGCTCCATGCCCTCGGGACGCTTTACGTAGTACCACCCGCCGTGCGTCGGTGACGCCGGGTTGGCCTCATGGTCGGGGTCGTAGGCCACGACGTAATCCGACTCCTCCAGCATGGCCAACCAGTTGTTCAGACTGACCTCTTCGGCTTCCCGCAGCGGACGAACCCCCAGTTCCCCGGCGCGCTCACGCCGGGAAAGCTCTCTCAGATGGCGCGCTGCGGGCGCGTGCCAGTGATCGGGCAGAAGACCAGCAGGCATGTACCCGGAAGCCTCAGAGCGGGCTTCACCACCGGCACGATAGACAGCCCTGCCGACAGCGGCCTTGCCAGTGTCGTACATGGCCGCGATCGCCGAATAGCTCAGACCACCTTCATACATCGCCTTGACCTCATGGTCCGGCGGAAGCTTACGAGTAGGCAT